TATTTATACTCTAAGTGAAATAATTGAAATTTATCATCATTCTTCTTTGTTCATCCGTACAAGATGTTCCTGTATGTTTTAAATTTGCAGGAAATGTTACCAATCTATTTTCTATACTCTCAATTATTTCGCCTGTTTCAAATTTTGTATATCCATTATTTGTATTAATGTATAAAATTGAAGTAGTCCAATGTTTGGCTTGTTCTGGTGTAAAATCCGAAACATCATAATGAAAGTCATTTTCTACTATTTCTGGTGTTCTGGTAAGAAGATTTGATTTAATTCGATACAATGATTTCATATTTATTGCTCGAAATACTGGAGTAAGTATAGAATAATCTGGACTTATGGGTTTACAATTCTGATAAAACAAATGTACAAATTGAAACTTATTTCCTTTTTCATTAATATGACTTATAACTGGCATAAACCGCCACTGAAAATCTGGACTCATCATATAAGTTTGTAATTTCTTGAACTCATCATGTTTCAAAAAACCATCAATAATAACTGGATTCATATTAATTTATTTTATATCTTCGATCAACATATCTAATTTTTTGTTTATCATGATCATATATGTACACTTCTTTTATTGGGCCGTCAATATAACGATCCCAATAATTTAAAAATCTTCCAATTCTTGGAAAATCGGGTCTTTGGTCATCTGTTTGCCACAAAAATTCATTCACTATGTGCGGAAAATCTGGAATATAATATACTACCTGTACAGATGCAACTGTCCATTTTTCGATAATATAGGCCAAGATTATTCCCTTCCAGTTGATCCAAATCCTCCATCTCTATCTGTCTTTGTCTGTGGACGATCTTTTACCTCTTCTAAAATACAAGGTTGATCCTTGAACAATTCGCCTTGACAAATACGTTCATTGTGTTTCACATAATTTGTAAATCCACTTATATTCACAATCATTGCAAAAACTGGTTCAACATAATCCCAATCAATGATCCCGACATTATTTGCAAGTGTCAATCCTTGTTTGAGTGCAAGGCTGGATCGTGGATATAATCTAACTGAATAACCTTTTGGTATATTAAAAATAAGTCCTGTTGGTATTAGAACTCGCTCATTAGGATTGACTTGTACTCTTCCACTTTGTACCAATCTATTTTTTATTTCTACTTCTTCAAATTGATTTAAATATACTTTTACTGGTTTATCTTCTTGTAAGAAAGAATACAAGTCAAAACATGCAGAACCTTCCGTAGCACGATAAGGTTCTTTTACTTCTGGATGTAACTTATAATAGAGCAAATCTCTACTCATCGTTAGCATCAGAATCCCTCTTATTTCCTATGTTGTACTTAGGAGTAAGATCCCATTCGTCCTTTTCTTTAAATGACAAGATTTTTAACTGGCTCAACGGCACAGTTAGTTCTGCTGATTTATCTGATTCAACAAGAGAAATCAACTCCCATTCAGCAAGAAGATTTGCAATAGTATTCCTTCGTGCTTCATCATTTTCAGAAAAATTAGTTGTTTTTCCATCTAATGCAAACAACTCTTTAAAATGTACAATATAATATTTACCCTGCTTGTGCAGAATATGACATGACTGAAATAAAGTTTTTTCTTTTCTAGATGCAATCCCGATTCGTGTAAGGGTTTCTCGTACCTTGAGAAAATCATCGGGTTCTTTTAGTGTTACTTCAATCATTGCTTGAATGATAGTTTCGCTCATTTGTTCCTTTCAAACCACCTGTATCAACTTTTTGTTTAATAATATTCAGTTGCGAATCATTAAGTAAGGTTGCATATTCTCTGGCTTTCGCATAACTGCATTTACAATAATTCTTAATCAATTCAAGAACTTCGTTATTTTCACGTTTCAACCATTTACCATACCGTTTCTTCGGTCTGATTATATTTAGAAAAAAGTCGAATTGAAGTCTTGAATCAAGGTGGTTTTGGAGGTTCATTTCATTCGCATACAGAGCCGTATCATGGTTAAAACTCAATGCACGATTTATAATAAATTGTTTATACTCCCTTTCAAGTTCTGGAGTTTCATCCATCAGATTCTTCTTGCCATGATTAATCTGATTCACAAAGTCGAACGGGCTCATACGAACTCGCATTCCGCCATCAGTTCGATCAAACATGCAACAAGATTTACTTCTTGATCTGCAACAAAAGCGGATTTATATTGATAGTCTGCAATAATAAGAACTGCTTGAGGAATAGAAGATTTTTCCAATACCTCATACAATTTATCATAGATTTTACGATATACCGTAGCAGGATCATTATCTACATTTGAAACAACCCATTGGCGCATATTATGGAAATTCTTTTCACGTAATGCAGAAATCAATTGATTTAAATTCAATTCTCCAATATTTGCAAGAATTCCAGAATCGATGTTTCCAGAAGTCGAATGTCTTTGGAGTTCATTAATTACTCGGCGAAAATCTGGAAAGTGCTTTTGAATAAGTGCTACAACTACATCCTTATCAAATACAATTTTTTCATTTGTTAATATATGTTCACATCTATTCAAAAACTTTGCTGCAATTTGAGGCTTCTCTTCCTTTTTAAGAGTAAAATCCACAACTGCACACCGTGAATGAATCGGTTCTATAATTCGATTTTTGTAATTACAAGTAAAAATAAATGAACAATTTTCTGAAAACTTTTCAATAAAGTTCCTCATGGCTGGTTGTACAGAATCGGGATTCATATAATCCGCTTCATCTATAATCACAACCTTCCTACCACCCCCAAAAGAAATAGTAGAACAAAATTGAGTCAACTTGGTTCGCAGGGTATCAATCATTCTACCCTCATCTGAACCATTGATAATTATGTAATCAGAATTTGTTTGTTCACAAAGTGCTCGTGCTGCAGTTGTCTTACCAACTCCTGGCGGGCCTGTAAACATGAGATTGGGAATCTTTTCATCTTTTACAAGATCAGTTAAAGTTCCCTTAATTGTTTCGGAAAGTATACATTCATCGATGGTCTTAGGCCTATATCCCTCAACCCATAATAAAGATTCGGTCATAATAATTACTCCTCAAAAGTAGAATTTTGTTCAAGTGCTATCCAATACTGAAGTGAATCACCCTCTCGTTTGAAATGTGAAATACGTTTAGATGAAAGAGAAACATTATATGCCCCTTCTGCGATAGTTGAGAAATTTTCAGTTTTGAAAATCATATGAAATGTTTTATCAGTTGAACCAACTTTAGTTGAAAAGTTATCCGATGATACATTACCTGTATCTGACACGAGCAATTTTATTTCAGATCCATCACCTTCTACAACAATTTCTGGAAGACCCAAAGTGTTCGCTGCATTAATTGTTTTTCTGAATAGTTCTTGTGTCAGTTGAAATTCAACTTCTGGTTCTGGAAAAGTTATATCTTTCTCAGGTGGTGTTTGAAACATGGAACTACTTCCACAATAACGATACGTTGCTTCATGTTTATCATCGGTAACACTAACTCCATTGTCAGTAAAATCTAACTCTGGATTATTAAATAAATCCAAAGTTCCCAAAAATCGACTCAATTCATATATTGGAAATGTTCTTGGAAACTCTTCTTCTATCTCAACCGAGGCTAGAATTGTATTTAAGGGAGAAACCGTTTTAAGTACGTTCCCCTCACGAAATTCTATACTCTGATTGATGTTTGCATAATTTTTCAAAAGATTGGTTGTTCTTTCACTTACTTTCATTTTATTCTCCATTTCAGTTTTAGTTAATAGTATAATTATAACAAATTCTTAACACATTGTCAAGTTATTTCTTTTTTCTTTTTGTTGTTTTCTTTCTTCGTTTTGCATGTCCACTTACTTTCGCAGTATCCATTCCATGAGCTGCAAATTCAAGATTTGCTAAACTCGCCATCGAACCAGAAAAAACATAAGAACCCATGTGTCCAATTTTCATCCACGGGCAAAGATAAATGTTATATCCAATCCTACGAACAAACTGACAAAAGAAATAATCCTCAGAAAGATATCGATCACTTCCACCAGCAATATCACCCAAATAAGCCTTTGAGTCAATCACAGTATCAAAATACGCATGAATATTTCTATCACCTTTGAAATGTTCTGAACGATTATGATCTGGTGTATAACTAAATTGAGGATATGCTTCACGAAAATCATCAAACACTTGCTTTTTGATCATCATAAAACCTGTACCAATTTCCAGAACATCAACTGGTTCTGCAACTTGAATTTTGTGTGTATTTTCTACTGGATTAAAAACATAATCACCAGTATATTCTGCTAAAATTTCGGGGTCTTCATCTGCAAGGCCCGAATCAACTGCATTACGAACTTTCTCCCATGCAATACATTTCTTTGGATAAGGGCCACCGATAATGTCCTTGTCCAATGCAGCCAAAGTAAGTACATCATTTGGATCGAAATGTATATCTGCATCAATGAACATGAGATGTGTATAATGACTTCTCATAAATTCATCACACAAATAATTTCTTGCTCGTGGAATTAAGGATTCATTGAAAAGATAAAAAAACTTAATATCCATTTCATATTTGGTTGCAAGTGTTGCTAGATCACAACAAGCCTTTGTATACATTCCACAACACATTCCACCATACATTGGTGTGCAAATCATTATCTTTTTTTCACGAAGTTCTTCAACTCCTATTTTTACTTCCATAATTAGTACATCTCAATAAATTTGGTTAATTGTTCTTTGTTAAGATTTGGTAAATTCACATGTTCAAAATATGTTTTTATTTTAGAATAATTTTCTAGGATATCATTTTCTTTTCCACCATAACGAATTTTCTTTGGAATGATAGTAGGATTTTCTGTATTGTCTGTGATGTATCCCAATCTAATCCACGGCTCTAACATCCAAAACCATGCACTTTCACAAGTAATATTATTGCATACTTTTTTTATACTATCTAAAATTCTTAGTACATCATCATATTCATAATGATCAATTGATAAAAAATCACAACTACCCTTGTAGTCGTTTGCATCACAATTAATGATTTCAATTTTGTCTGGCCATTTTGTACCGATGTCCTTGTGATAATCTATTACTTCTTTGAACTTTTCCAGTACTGTTATTTTCGTTACTTCTGATTTGGACGCCAACCATTGTTCTCTTGTTCCAAATCCTAATCCTGTACAAATAACATGACCTTTGGCCAATTTGTAATGTGAATAGAATTGAGATGCAGAACCATGTCTTTCATCCAAAACCATCCATTGAATACCATCCATCGTAAATTGCCAAAACGGAACATCATAAATTTTTCTACGACTATCTAACCATACATTTATGCCATTATTATCATACGATTTGATAATTGGCGGAACGTATCCTAGTTCTCTTAATTCGTTTGGAACAGTTTCACTAAATGCAGGGTTGTTCA